ATGTGGTCGACGGCCATTTCAAAAATACTATAGCTCGTTTTCTTTTTTGTTACTGCTGCCTGATATGCCTTGACATCTTTTTCATATATTTCCTGTGCCTTAGCCCATTGGGGATATTGTATTTCTGGTATTATCTCTGGTATTATTGGCATTCTTGCTTTCCATGGTTCTCCTTCGCTTGGATCTGCTCCCCATAATTCAAGCGTATTTTTCCGGTACGTGGCATAAAAAGAGTTTATCTTGTCTAGCCCATAAACAATCACTCCGATGGTTCCGGCGACTGCACTCAATATCGTTTTCAGATTTTCCCAATAGTCCTGGGTTTTTTGATTTATCAATTGCTGGTTAGCTTTGTAATATGCTGATAGTTGCTCGTTTGCTTGCATTAACCATTCTTTTGTCTTCCGCATTAGATCAAGGACAAATTCATTCTTGATTATAAAGTCTCCGAGTTTCTCTTTCAGGTCTCCCCATAGATTTTTTAATTGTATCAAGCCTACTGCATAGGTTGATGTCTGCTCCTGTGCAACTTTAAAGCCCCGGGCTGCGAATTCATTCACTATTCTTAATTGCTCCGTTGCATCGGTGGTGGATCTCAGTGCCGGAATATATCTGCGAAGCATGGTAAATTCGCCCTGTTGAGCCATTGCCACATATTGGGCCATTGAGTTTACATCGCGCCCGGTTGCCGTTGCAAGACCTATGGCCATTTTCGTAGCATTTTGCATTTGGTCTGCGGTTACTCCAAGATTTTTCATCAATGCCATGAGCATTAAAACTTCTTCATCGCCATATTTTGTGACGTTCTGGATGTTCGAAGCGAAGTCTTGGAGTTTAATATTGAGTTGATCAGTGTAATCTCTGATGCTCTCAATGCTGCTGCCAGATTTACCTCGGCTAGTTCTTGCTTTGCTGCCAGGTTTACCCATTCTTTTATTGTGCTGATGATTGCTGTAACGGCTTTTTGTATCAAATAGACTGCGGCGACGGCTGCTGCTGACAGAGCTATCCAATGCTGTTTTGCCTTATCGATAAGGGATTTCTGCTCTCCGAATTGTTGGGTATTTAATCTTGCAATCTTGTCGTTTTTGGCCTTCTCTGCTCTAACTATATCGTCGGCCGTGGAGGTGGCATGTTTCTTGATCGTCTCATAGTTCTTGATGATATTGGCCTTCATGGTAGCATAGGTCTCATCAGATTTTTTACCCATGACTTTCCATGCCTGCTCCATTTCGGTAAGGACTTTTTTCCCTTTCGTCTTGGAGCCCTCAAGGGCAGCATCGTATTTCTTTTTATCTAGGTCCAATTCAGCAAAGATTTTTCCAACAACATTAGCCATTTAAAAGGATTCCTTTAATTGTAGCCTTTGAGGCGTTCAATGCTGGCCTCATAAACGGTGTATAATGCTCTACGATTTGGGCATAAAATGCTTTTTTGGTTCCTGCATAAACCCGGATATTCCTCGGGGCAATGCTTCCAATGACGTCACTCCCTTTCTTCTCAACAATTCTGATTGATCGTCTCAATGATCCGGCGTCTCTGGCCGTCCAGTATTGACCGGCATATCGTCCGGTGCGGTACATCGGACGGCTTATAGTTCCTACGAGACATTTCGATCTGGCCTTGGTCGCTATAACCTCGGCACATTTTCGTAGTCGCTTCATTGCTCCGGGTATCACTATTGTATCCGCAATTTTAGGATTCCAAAAACTTACTTTCGCCATTGGTTTCCCTCCGTCTTTCGCCTAAGATATCCTTTTGGATTCCATGTTATTAAAAAGGATTCTCTGCTCCGGTCGCTTTCAAAGTTCGGATTTTCCGAGAGGAAAGCCTCAACCGCTTCATAGGGTCCTGGCTCCGGTCCTACCTCTAATCCATGGTGACAGATGGTATCCTCAACTATGAAATAGCCTCCTGGCTTTATCAATGGCGAGTAGGTGTTCAGCACGTTTAGGGTGTTATCAAATGTGTGGGCGCTGTCTTCGATAATCAAGACGTTGTCGCTTTCCAGGATGAGCTCTTTTACCTTCTCGAAGGATTGGCAGGCATCTCCCTGGATAAACAATATCCTGGGGTGGTCTCTCACAAGTCTGGGTATCATGGCATGAGATATATCAAGGCCGATGATTTTACCGTTTCCGATATTATCGCAAATATGGGCCAGTGCCAGGGTGCTGCCTCCACAAAAGTTTCCTATTTCAATGATGATATCCGGTGTTTGTTCAAATATTATTTCCCGGTATATCCAGAAATCGAGTGGGCTCTTGACGGCTGGTATCCCAAAATATGAAGTCTTAGAGACAGAGCGGGCCTGAAGGATCGGAAGGATTGCTTTTAATGGCGTATCGAGGCTATTTTCTATTCTCATCGTTTGTGCCTCTGTATTTCCAACCATACCGGATGCATGAATAAAACTTTTTCAAAACATTGTTTTTTATCCTTAACATCGTATAACTCCATTGCTTCGTGTATGGCTGAATGATTGATATCAATAGGATCGCCTGATCCTATGATCACCTGCTTTCTGGTTAAGTTAAATATCAATATCGCCTCTCTGTTCTCCTTAATGTCTCTGGGTCTGCAAGTATTGCATGGCGGCTCCTGGGGTGGCGTTCTCTCACCGTAAAGTATTTTACAACCCTGGCATGTATGGGCATATTTTTCCTGCCACTCTACGGTGTCTATAAGTTTTTTTCCGCTACCTCGTTCTGCGCCTTGACTGTGTTCTGTTGTATTTCGAAGCACCTTGCTATGAATCGGTCAAATACCGGGATGGTCATCAGCCTGAGTTTATTTTCCCTGGTGCATGTAATAGGTTTCCCCTTATTGTCAAAGAGATTTTCAAATCCTGTTATCGCATAATCGAAGGCGTCATCACGTTCGGTGGCTTCCTGCTCCGGTGTAATGTCAGTATATTCGACTCGCTCCATTGCTCTGGTGCTAGGGTTTCTAACAAACTCTGCTTTCTTTTTACGGGTGCGGTTTCTGTCTCGCCAGAAAGGTGCCATATTTCTAATGCAAACCCTGCCCGTTCCTGGCTTTGGATCATGGTATATGATTTCTCCTGTTTTTATATCTACCTCTGATTCAAAAAAATCGAACCAATCCCCGGTAACCTCGTCCAGATTGAAAACTGTACCTTTTGTCATAAAGCCTCCTTTTCTATTTAAATTAATACCATCGCGCCATCTTCAACAACGGCTTCAAAATCCACAGTCCCCATTGCAGATTTTTCCAGGGTTATAGATTCAACTTTCGTTATCAAAATAGTTCCACCGGCGGCGATAGTCCAGTATGAGGTATTGTCTATATAGAATCTTATATCACCGCTGGCAAGAACCGAGCTATTAAGACATGCAGAGTTTAACAATAATTGACTGGCATCGGCTGGATCGTGCAGTCCGGAAAAAGTGAGGGTCCCGGCATCCCCCACACTAAAATATTTCTTTTTAATATCCAGATCCCAGGAGTCTTCCTCGATCACCTCTCTAGTGAATCCGCCCAGGGTCCAGGTCCCCATCCCGGCAATCTTAACGGCTGCCATTCTGACACTTGCTATTCGTCCTGATTTAGTCGCCATTGCTTACCTCCTTATAAATAGATCATTGCTCCTGTGGTGATCACGCCCTCAAAGTCGATTGTTCCCATTGCGGATTTTTCCATTGTGATTGACTGGCATTTCGTAATGAGTATATCGGCTCCAGTATCCGGCCGCCAATAACTCGTATTATCGACATAAAATCTGAGGGTAACTCCTGTCAAAGACGAGTTAAGGCAGCAAGAGTCAATCATCTGCTGTCCGTTGGGATCTGCTGCATCATAAAGCCCTGAAAAGGTTATTGTGCCGCCATCGCCTACGCTGAAATACTTTTTCTTAATGTCAACGTCCCATGAATCTTCCTCAATTGTTTCTCTAGTGAACCCTGAGAGAGTCCAGGTTCCCATGCCGGCCACTTTATTGCCGTTATATTCTACCTTTGCTATTCGTCCTGATTTAGTTGCCATTGTTCGCCTCCTGTTTCTTTTTTAAAGATTTATAAAGCCAATGCGTCTCCTCCGTTATTATCATCGTCGACAGGTGACCACACTTTATCGATGTATCTACATAAATTTTGTATCCCGCTTTCCTGAGATCCGAGCAAAAACCTATGTCTTCACCAACCGTCCCGCCTTTCTCTGGGTCTGGGTTCGGTCTGAATTCGAACCATGGCGCGGGAAGTTCATGAAAAATTCTCATATCAAACATCAAGCATCCGGTGCCTGTGGCGTCTACTTCTACCAGGTCGCCGTCCTTCCAATCGTCTATGATAGTATAAGAATTTATATTGCCTCTCAGCATAAGCGGATCGAAGGGCGGGTATCTCCGATGAACCATGCAGCCGACAACGGGGAGCCTGTGAGCGATGAGTTTTGTTATTGCATCCACTGGGTATGTCTGGTCCATATCCATCATAATCAAGTGTGATGCTCCGATTCTTATGGCATCTTGAACGATTTTATTTCTTAATCCATCAACCGGGCCGTTGGTGGCAATAAGCGGCGTAAACTCCGGGCGCTCCATCTGAATGAATGAACTGAAAAAGGGCAACGGGACCTGTGGCCAGCTACAAGGAAACCCAATTGCAAGTTTTTGATTACTTATCTTCATCGTCTATTTTCTTTATCGGTTTTTTTCTTTTGTCCATTTCTTCGTGTATCTTCAATGCCACATCCTTGCGGCCCAATTTATAATAATAAGAATGGGCCTGTGCTAGTTCCTGATTCGATAATTCATCGGTTTCAAGATAGGTCGCTTTTGAAAGTTCTATCTTCATGATGTTGCCTCCTTTTTTCCTGTGCAAATCGCCATGGCATATTCCCCGGTGAATGTGTTGCAGTATTCCGGTGATATGCTATCCACAAAAAATGTCTCTCCTCTCTGGTAGAGCATTTTTACCTCATTAAAGTATTTCCTCAATAATGGTTCAAAGGTTTCTTTCTGATAGTAGGCTTTATGATACGGGTTCCCGCAATTCCCACCGAGTGGACAGGAAATTAATAAGGTCCCGTCTTTGTCTAATACACGCACAATTTCATCGAGAAAAATGTTGCCGTCCGGGATGTGCTCGATGGTCTCAAAACTGACTATTACATCAAACGAGGTCTCCGGATAGGGAATATTACAAATATTAAAAATGTCAAAGGTGGCGTTCGAATAATGTTTCCTGCAATAATCAATTGTCTCGGAAGAAATATCTCCGCCAGTAACTTCTTTCGCTGTTTCAGCAAGGAGTCCTGATCCATACCCTGCTCCGCAGGCCACATCTAAAACCCTTTTCCCTTTGACAAATGGAATTGCCAATTTATACCGCGCCCAATGCTCGGCCATAACATCAGGGGGGGTCCCTGGGTCAAGTGGGATAGCTCGCTCGCCGGTAAAGGTAATTTCGCCGGTTGCCTTCTCGTTATTTTTCCGTACCATGTCCTGATATTTGTCTCCCCACTTGTCGATAAATATTTTATAGTTTCTAGTCAGCAATTCTCTATAATCAAGATCCATGGCCTTGTGGGTTATGCTGCCAAAATGGTGAACATAGCAGTCGAGTGCAATCCCTAACCGGAAGCCGGCTTCAATTGCCCTCATGCCATAGTCATCGTCTTCGTGATTCCCTGGGGTATAAATCTCATCCAGGAGTCCTATTTTATCAATTACCTCGCGTCGTATCGCTACACAGTAAAAGACTAAACGATGCCATGGGTAGCTCTGCCCTTCATATTTGATTTTGTTTAATTGTGAAGCGATTTCCAGGCTCTCCATATCTTCATAAGGATCGATTAAAACTTGCTGGGGACCGGATACTGAATTTGTGACGGGTCCTATCATATCAAATCCATTTGCTAGGTGTTTTTGTAAAGTGTCCATCCAGCCTTTCGTCACAATCACGTCGTTATTCATAATGACAATGATGTCTCCCTGGGTCACTTTGATTCCCTGGTTTACTGCCTTCGGGAAGCCGAGGTTTTCTTCGTTCCTGAAAACGGTTGCTGGTGCTTCTGGGATAAATTCTGACTCTGATCCGTTGTCTATGATAATCAATTCATAGTCCTGGCTATGCACTCGGATCGCCTCAAGGCATTTGTGCGTCATTTCATGCTGGCTGTGTATGGGGATTATTATAGAGATCATTCCGTCTCCTCGTATTTTTCTCGTTTGAAATATGCGAATCCACAATCAACGGATACCAGCTCCCATCCATCCATGCCTATGTCATGAAAGGGTGCTTCTAATGCGGTAACTACCTTATATTCAAACTGTCGCTTTGGGATAGTTTCTGTCTGCTCGTCAAGGAATTCTGAATAACAATCAGAGCATAGAACTGGATCTCCGTCTTTCATGGCCTTTTGAAAGTCATCGACCAATATACATATCTGTTTTTTGCACCTGTCGCATTGCTCAAAAGTTGTTAAACCGTCCATTTAAACCTCATAGTAGCAGTCAAAATCTATGGCATAATGCCAAACTCCAACCGTCCCCGCCGGTGTCGTTACCTCGTCTCTCATGGTGGTCAGGTTGTTTCGCCACAACCAGAGAAATTGTGTCATGCCCGTAATCGTTAAATACTGCTCATCATATAAAGCAACCAGAAGCGTGT